GCTCGAAACCGAACGGCTCGATGCGGGAATATATTTCCCACTTTTCCCTCTCCCTGTTGGATAACTGCCCAACCTCAACGAGCGACCAACCCAAGGCCAATGCTAGCCGGTAGCGGAATCTGAGCCTTGGGTCTCGTCGGAGTTTTTTTCCAGGTCCTCAATATCCTCGTCGCTCAAGCCGCTGAGTCTTCGAGCAACTTCGTACAGCTTCGTAATGCTTGAAGCCGACTTGTTGCCTAACTCCCGCTCAGCCTCAGCGGTACTGCCAAATACTGGCGTTCGATCCTCATTAACCAGACACAGCGCAACCAGTTTAGCCTTGGCGTTGGCAAGATTCGGGATCATGTCAAAGCCCTTGTGCCCCTTGCGTGGTTTGTCGGGCCTTGTGGTGGTAATCATACTCTGCTCGTATGCATCACGCTGAACAGAGGTTGTCCCTTGCAGCCAAACATCGAATCCCCATTCCAATACGTTGACCTTTTCTATTGGCAGGTCGTTTATTTGCTGGATACGTTCTTTAAGTGACATCGCTGCTTTCCTTTCCGGGTTTTGTAACCGTGCCCTTTACGAATTTAGCCCAGCCGCCGGCCACTAATCTGTCGGCCACATGATCCGGTAATTCGCGAACTTGGCCTTTCTTGCCAACCTGCTGTCGCGGACGGTCTACGTCTCTGAGATATTCGATGCGCTTCATGGTTTCTCCTGCTATGCGGCGGGTGTGAATACGCTTTCGCCTGTCCATTTGATTGTGACGGTCTGGCGGATTGCATCGTTGATTGGCACGGCATCATTTGCCAATGCCCTGATGTAGCCCGTAGAGACCCATGTATTCCCGTCCGAATCAGTGATTGTGTACTCCTGTGCAACGCCCTTATTGGTGTATATCAATGCCAACTGCGCCTTATCGAATAGCAGCGACATGGCCGTTTCGCCGGTTTCTATGATGCTGCTGGCGAGATATTCAGCCCAGCCGCCGGTACTTCCGTGCGTTGTGACGTTGATGTCCTCAATTTCAAATCCAGGCGGTACAAGGTCTATAATTTCGGCAAAAGCGCCGATAGTTGCGCCGCTGATAGCGATTCCAAATCCGTCTGTTGCCATGGTGGAGCTCCTGTAATTAAATGAGGAAAGCCGGACTTTTGCCCGGCCTTCCTCGCCAAATTTCCTGTTGATTTATGCCTATTCTTCGTAGGCGATCTCTATATCCAGATTACGCCCGATCAATTGAAGCTCGATCAGTCCCGGCGACGGATTGAGTTCATCTGCCTCATCGATTACAAAACAATGGCCTATCGACAACGTTCCCCATGTTTCATGCCCGGCATTATCGATGGCCGCACTCACTAACTTGGCTAATGCCTTTGCATCATCGTAAGAACGGCTCCAACACGTCAGGCGAATGTCGACTTTGGTGTATTTTCCGTAACCGCCGTGTGTTCTTTCCCGTTCGGTCCGCAAACGAGCGTAGGCTATAAAGGGCCTTGGCTTTTTGGGCGGAACTACAAGCGGGTACATTCTGTTTTTGATGACGTTATTTACCGCCGCATCGGCGGTGACGATCGTTGTCAGTTCGTTTTCTATGTCTTTGTTCATTTTCGAGCTTCTCTTTCGATACCAACGGCAATCATGCGGATGATTCTGCTTCTGGCACGTGCCTCGTAAGAATCAAATGCGTCTGTGATAAATGGATTTCCTCTGACATTTGGACCGCCGGCAAAACGACCCGATGCCCTGTGCCCATATTGGACGGCCGCGGGGTAGAAATATCGTTTCCCGGCTCGCGATACAGTCAGGAGGTCTGGGAAACGCGCTGTGTCAAAACGGAGCATTACTGCATATGTCCCGAGTGCACTTTTTTTTGGTACTCGCAGCTTCAAGCTACGCTTCATGTAGCCGGGTTTTTTCTCAATCTCAGATCGAACCTTTGTCTTTGATCCGAATACCCTTGTTCTGCGGCTGGGGTCACCAACGGGCGTGCGAGCTTTTGTTACCGATAGCGCAATCTTGCCGCCGGCCCTGAGCGCTTTGGCTATGACCCGCTTTGCGATTCTGGGCTCAAGGGTTTTGAGTTTTTTTTCGAGTTCACGAACTCCTGTATATGTGATTAGGCTGCCTACAAATCGTTCTCTGCCACTTTTTGACAGCTCGTGGAAGAATTCCTCCAACCTTCCGGGCATTATCAGACGGCCTCTTTGCAGAGAATCTCATAGTCGACGTTTCGCTCGTTTATATTCCTGACGAAATTGAGCTCTATCGTCCGGCCCTTGAAGATCATCCGGCAATCTGCGGTAAGACCAGGGAACCACCTGCAGAACAGGCGAGTATTACTGATGGCGGACATCTGATCGGCGGCAATCAATTCCCTGCCGCTAAACGGCATATTGGACACCCAGCGAGACGCGAGGGTTACGTATGTGTAAGTCGTGTCGCCGCTGTCGGATTGAGTTTCAACCGGTTTGACGAACCTGACATAATGCCTGGTCTCGCCCGCCCTCATGCGTATATCTCCACAGCATCTCTGGCCAGCAGGCTTTCGACAGCTATATTCACCTTGAGATCGCCTATATCTACCTGAGCTTCGCGGTGTTCGTGCAGATCGCCGACTATGAGTTTAATGGCCGAAATGATGTCTTTGGGGACCTTTGCCGCAGTATCGCTATAACCGGCCACAAACGTAATGGTGACGGCATCGGCTTCGCTGAGCGTTGTCGGCCATGATTGATTGTGTGCCAGGCTGACAGAACCGCCCTGATCGTTGAATGTACTTACTACATAGACGGAGGCATCAAGCGTTTGCTCCACGCCGTCTGTGTCTTTGTATTTGATATGTGTAATCGACTGCAGGCGCGGGCGTGGAATTTCAATAACCCGCGACCTCGATGGCATTGATAAATTGGGAAAGGCGCCGAGCTGCATAACCCATGTTTGCGTGATATACGCTCGCTGTTGCGTTTTTTCGCAATGTTCGCGCGCTGCGGTTATGAGTTCCGTAATCAATTCATCGTCCGGATTGTTTGGCCAATATGCTTCCGTGCCGTCCGATGCTGTGAATTCGGTTGTGTTAACCGCGATAGAGAACGTGTCATCGCTCACATAGGTGACGGTATAGGTATTGCCGTCAAGCTCCACCATGCCCGTCGCTGCGGTCCAGGTGACGGTATCGCCGTCTGCCAGCCCGTGCGAAGGCGAGGTGACAACACCAGGATTCGCCTGGGTAATGCCACTCGCCGTTGCACCGACAGCCCCCACGCGAAGATGCAGACGCGCCTGGGCCAACGTGACAGGCTCCACAGTCGGATCGATTGTACGCTGGAGTTTCATTAGCCGCCCAATGCGTAGTACAAGGTGATTACCGTAATCGCCGAATTGACGGAGTTGTTGGCGATCTTCAACGTCAACGTATCGGAATCATCCACGGTCGGATGTGTTCCGGTGCCATTGTAGACAACCGGAACTTTCTGGGTTGTAGTTGTGTGCCTGTTGCCCCCGACGCCTTCAAGAACGTCGTGGCCGCCGTCGTCTTCGATAGTGATATCGTAATTGTCGGTCGGAGCGGTTGCACCCGGATTGGTCTCCAGGTCCAGCAGCCGACCTTCAAAAATCGTCGCGACAGTAACATCGTCAAACGACCCGTCGGAAGCGTCCGCCGTGCATGTAAAAACAAGCTTGCGGATATTCCCGAGCGGATAATGAGTTTCAACGCATTCGCTGGGCATGTGTCACCTCGTTTGTTGGAGTAATGGCTACGGGCCTCTTAGGAATCGACCGCCGGGAGAATGATTCCCGAAGCGTTCAGGGCGTTGGAGGCATAGTTCTGGCTGTACGCCATGCCTGCGCCGGATAGCCCAACAACGGTGTCCCTGAGATTGGCCACGTGGTTGTCTGCCATCATGCCGGTCGAACCGGCATGCGTGTCGATACCCAGGCCCGCAGCGGCATCGATGTTGATAACGCGGTTGTTTATAACCTGTAGGTCGGTAATTGCGGCCGTGTCCAGCTTGACGGCGGCTGCGGAGCAATCGCCGTGGAGGTAATTGTCTTCGATGATCAAACCCGAAGCGGCTCCCGCCGAATCGATGATCGAGGAGGTATCGCCGCCTGCCGTGCCGTGGTAACGACAGTTACGGATAACGCCGTCGGATACGGTGGTGGCCACAGAGACGCCGATAAGGAATTCTTTGGCATTGGTCTCCTCTGTAAACTTCATCCCTTCCAGAGTGAACCCGTCACCAGTCGCGGCAACGGTCACGCCGGCGGTGACGCCGTTGGTGAAGTTCGAATGCAGCCAGATATTTTCGACCGTCACATTTGCAGCGGTGATCGAGATGGTCGCACCCGCAGCGGTGGTCAATGACACCTTGGGCTGCTTCGTGCCGCGGCCAAGGCCGATGATCGCAACGCCGGCCACATCGCACAGCAGGCCGGTTGCGCTCAGAACGTCCTCTGCGTGGCCGGGCATAACGTAGATAACATCGCCTGCGTCGGCGGTGCATAGCCCTATTGCATAGTCAATCGTGGCAATAGGAGCATTGGGGTTCTGGCCGAAGCCCTCGCCGTCTGTGCCGGTGTCGCTGTTGACCCAGAAAATAGAGCCGGTGACGACTGATTTGTCGATAACGCTAAACAGGCCGCCTGGTTGTCTGCGCACAAAGAGTTTTGTGTCCATGAGAGTTCTCCACCGGATTGGGACCGGGTTTGTTGGAGGAATGGCTGCGGGCCGGTCGAAAAGACCCGGCCCGGTGAGCCGTGGATTGGTTAATCGACAATAGCCGACGGGGGTGTTGCCTGCGGATAGCGGGTCTCGATGAAGTAATTCACCGCAGCGAAGTTTGTGGCTTCAGTGCTATCCGCCAGTGTGGCGGCAATGCAGTCAAAGCCGGCCGAGAGTTTGGACGGGTCGATCTGCATTACAAGCTGCTGATTCGTTGTCCCGGCCGTAGCTGCAACAGTTGCAGCATCCGTACCGCGAACAAGCG